TTGGACATTCGAGGCTGCTCAAGATGCACAAGCCCAACAAGGTATTGACATCGAAGCAGAAGTTATGGCTGCTTTGGCACAAGAAATTACTGCTGAAATCGATCAAGAAATCTTAGCAAGTCTAAGTAGCTTGGCTGGTACAGCAATTGAAACTTTTGACCAAACTCAAGTTTCTGGTACTGCTACATTCGTTGGTGACGAACACGCTGCATTAGCTGTTCAGATCAATCGTGTATCTAACCTAATCGCTCAACGTACTCGTCGTGGCGCAGGTAACTGGGCAGTTGTAAGTCCATTTGCTTTAACCATTCTACAGAGCGCAACAACATCAGCATTTGCTCGTACAACTGAAGGTACTTTCGAAGCTCCAACAAACACTAAGTTTGTTGGTACATTGAACAGTGCAATGAAGATCTACGTTAACACATATAGCTCAGATGGTTCCGATGTTCTAATCGGTTACAAAGGTGCTAGTGAGAGCGATGCAGCAGCATTCTATTGCCCATACATTCCATTAATGAGCAGTGGTGTTGTTTTAGATCCGTCAACTTTCGAACCAGTCGTATCATTCATGACACGTTATGGTTATGTTGAGTTGTCAAACACAGCTTCTTCTCTAGGTAACGCAGCTGACTACCTAGGTAAAGTTGCAATTCAAAACGTTTCTTTCAAGTAATTTATTACTTGTTTGTAAACAATTCAAAGGGCACTTCGGTGCCCTTTTTTAATCTCAGCTAAATACATAGTAACGACTCACATGGTGTGAGTTTTATGCGGAAATCCAACCGCGTATGGCCTAGAACGCCATTATTTCTTAAGGAGAAAAACAAAATGGGACGTCCAATTAAATCATTATACTTTGGTAATAGAAACGAAAACGGTGTATTACCAAACGAAGGCGGCATTACAATCACTGACATTTATGTCGACAGTAAAGGTAGCGGTTATACTGCTATTCCAGCACTAAACATAACAGCTCCACAATTGCCAGCTGGGGTAGCAGCAACTTATCGTGTACACATGGAAGTTAGCGCAGCAGCTCCACAAGAACAGGTAAACAGCAAAGGTTACACCATGTCTAGCATTATCACAGCTACTGGTGGAACAGGAATACAAGCTACATATACTCTTGCAACAGCAGGTGTACATGGCAACAACAGCACAACATTTGACGGTGCATACTCAACGCCAGGCGGTGTAGGCATTGTAGTCGTTGGTGGAACTGGCGCACAAGGTTATGGTATCGGCGACACAATCACAGTACAAGGCGGTACGTTTAGTCAAGCTGCTGTTTTTACAGTAACAGGTCTTAATGTTGGTGCAGGTGGTACAACTGCTCCTTATGGCCGTGTAACACAATTAACATTATCTAACGCAGGTAGTTATACAGTATTGCCAACAGGTATACTAACAACTACAAACAGTGGAGCAGCAGCAGGGTTAACTATTAATTTAGATGGTCAGTGGACTGCTAAAACACTTAACATTACAAATCGTGGTAACTACACAGCATTGCCAGGAGATATTACATCAGTTGTAACAACTTCTACAGAAGGTACAGGTTTAACAGTCAACACAACATATAGAGTATTAAGCATTGATGTATTAAATGGAACAGGTGCAAATCGTAATCGTGGTTATGTACGCCAAGATACTACTATTGCATTTGCAACAGGTAACGCATCGATCGATGGGTTTGATTGGAATACTACTGATACTAATGTCGGTGGCAGCTCTAGTTCAAGATATACTTTGTTATTCAAATCATATATTAACGGCCAAGTTCGAGATACTGATGTTATTAGACAACGTGGTACACGAACATATATTTTAAAAGCTGCTGTTGGTAGTGTAGTCAGTGCAAGATTATATGCACACGCTCCTGCAGCACTAGGTCAAGCAAGTTTAACAGCTTGGGACGATGACGATCACGAATACTGGGTAACTAAAGTTACAGCACATAAGTGCATAGTAGTTCGTAAAAATCCAAGTCTAGGAATATTTGCTGATCCAAATGTGTACCCACGCGGACAATTAGTAAGATGGGGTAACAGTGGTGCTGAGATTCCCCGTCCAGACAGTAATTCAGCCGGTGTTCGTTTAGAAACTACACAAAGTCAATAATATACAATGACAAGAGTTTTAAAAGTCGACGACGACAACTATAGAATACAGGTCCAGCCTGATGGCAACATCACGTTGGATCTGCACTATGGTGGAACAGTTTATATTCTTGGTAATCTTGATGTTAAAGGTGTGTCAACAAATGTTGAATCTACTAATATCAATATTAGCAATAATATATTCACACTTAATAATGGACAGATTGGTCCCGGTATAAGTGCAATTTTAAACTATCAATCGGGTATAGAAGTCGATCGCGGTGATTATTCTAACGCCCAGTTATTTTTTAAAGAAACTATACCTCATACACATTTAGCTACCACTGCATATACTGCTACTGCAACAACTGCTACTGGTTATTGGATTACACTAAACAGTGTTGCTGCAATCAGTGCAGGTAGTACTATAGTGTTTACGGGAACAGTTTTCGGTAGTGTAGTCAATGGTGCAACTTATTATGTTAAAAGTATAGACAGCGTCAATAGTAAAATACAAGTAAGCACAATTTTAGGCGGTTCTGTATTCCATGTTTCTAATGGCAGCGGATCGATGACTGCAACTGTTAACTATATAGAAGTATATGGTTCATGGGTATTTAAAACAGCTGACGAAGTACTAAGCGGATTAGAATTAGAAACTATAACTTCTGGTGGAAGTGATCTGTTATTAGATATGCAAGATTCTGCTAGTGTTGTAAGAATTACAAATTCCTCATCATATGCAGCTAATATTGTAGATCCAAATACACTTGTTACAAAACAATGGACTGAACAATATGTTGCTGCTGGTAGTTACGCTACTGGTATAGCAGACGTATCTACGATCTATTATATAAATGGTACAATAAAATCAAGAGTAACTACTAACAATACTAGTACTACATTTTATATTAGCGAAACTCAAAGAGCAACTATAACATCGGCAGGATTAGATGTTGACAATGTAAATATATTTGGAAATACTGTAAAAAATTCTACAAGCAATAATCTAATTTTAACTAGTACTAGCGGTGATGTAGAAGTAAACTCTGTTTTAAGATTAGATGATAATGCAGGTGGTGCAGGTATCAGTGGCACAACAAAAATTTGGTCTGCTAGTAATACAGGGACTTATACAGGAACAGGAAAGACCGGAATATTTTTTGCTAATCTAATTACTAGCGACGAATTAATTTCAAAAAATAGAGCATTGCTGTTTAGTGTATTATTTTAAGGACGTAAAATGGCAATTAAGAATACAGCAATTTTAGCAACCAACACAACAATTTATACCAGTGCAGGAAATAATGCAATAACAACTATAATTGTTTGCAATACTTCTGTGTCGGATGTAAATTTAACTATGTATGCAGTATCAAATAATGCAGGAGCTGTTGGAACTCCAGGTACAAGCAACATGATTGTAAGCGCATTATCAGTACCAGCTGGGGATACAGTTAGTTTTGACCAAGAAAAAATGGTACTAGCTAATAATGATACAATCGTAGCAGTTGGTTCTACTACAGGTTTATCTGCAACAGTTAGCACATTGACAGTCTAATGAGATATTTAAAAACATTAACTTTAAATCGTAGAATGATCTACGACAAGCGAGTAGCTATAACCACTGACAATGATGTTCTAATGAACACGACTAACAGTTTGGTGTTACCTAACAGTTCGGCAGCTATTAGCAGCCCAAGTTTAGGACAAATGAGATACAATACAGGTACAGCTGAGGTAGAAATTTATCAAGGTACAACGTTAGGTAGTGCTACATGGCGGGCCATACGATTCAAAGAGGCTACACCGATTACACAACAATTACTTGGCTATGGCGATGCTAGTACTGTTTATTTTGGACCACTTAATCCTGCTCCTCCTACTGTTGTTCAAAGCGGAACATCTTGGTCTGGTGCAAATTTAATTGTATTAGTTGAAAATGTTATTCAATTATTTACAACTAACTATACTATTGAACAAAACCCTAGTATTGCAGGAGAAGTATACACACCTAAAACTAGCGGCATTACTAGTTCTGGTGCAACTACTATTAATTTTGATCCAACTGCTACAGGATATATTGTATATCCTGCAGTTGACATTACCGGTGCAATTGTTACAGGCAGTGCATACTTACAATCAAACACAGCAATTTTAACATATACAACAAACACAAGCGGGCAGTTGACTAGTATTACTATCAATAAGCCAACTATTACGTCATCAATTTCTTCTGGAACAATGTTAACTATAACAGATTCTACAAATACGGGATCTGGATATTTTGTTAAATTTAGTTCCGCAGTTCCTTTAGGTAAACCTGTAGTAGTTTTACACGGGTTTGACAAATAAGGACAGTCAATGGGCGCCGAACTAGGGCGTATTAGTGGCCCACTACTAGCCGCAAATCTTGTTAGAAATAATGTAGATCTAGCTTTCGAGACGGATCTTGTTTATCTAAAAGTCAACAGTACTCCTAACTATGTAGGTATCAAAACAGCAGCACCTACATCAGAATTATTTGTAAACGGTACTACTAGATCCGATTCCTTAACTACAAATACAACTACTACTATAGGAAACTTCGTTGTATCTTCGAATACAATTCAGCATCTTTCTGGTAAGATATACATCAGACCAGATCAAACAAGTAATCCTACAATAGCAGTTACAGGTGCTGTAAGAGTTGGCAATTTAGAGATCGGTGATAATTATTTCTCAGCCACAACTGCAGATACTGACATTACTTTTGATCCTCCGGGTACTGGAAAATTAATTGTAAATTCTGATATGTATGTTACTGGTGGTGTTCATGCTACAGGTAACATTACATTAGATGGTAACATCTATTTTGGAAATGAAACTACTGATACTGTTACAATTAACGGACATGTAGCTAGTAATATGTTACCGGCGCCTGTTACTGCAGGCACACTTGCTGCGGCAGATGGAATCGTTTTTATCACGGAAGATTCTCAAGAATACAGCAGCGATGGTGTAAATCTTCCTAGTTATGACATTGGTTCTCCTAGTTTACGTTGGAAATCATTAACTGTAAATGTATCTAATTTCTTTACTACTACATTTCCGGACATTTCAATTGTTGCAAATACTATCCAAACTAAAACAGCCGGACAAGATTTAATTCTTGCGCCTAATGGCAGCGGCAGTATAGTTGCTCTTAATTTAAAATTCAATCAAAATACTATTACTAATGTAGCCGCTTCTCCTGCTAATAATACAGAAAAAAGTATAATTCTTTCTCCAAGAGGTGCTGGTTCAACTGTGGTAGATTCAACTGCATCTGTAAAATTACCTTCAGGTAACAATTCAAACTTACTGTTAACTGAATACGGGCAGTTACGTTTTAATAGTACCTATCACAGATATGAAGGTTATGTTCCTGCCGGACAACTAGTAAGTCTAAACAATGTCTACAGCAGCAATAGTGCCACGTATATTACACCAGAATTAACTGTAAATGTCGGAGATAACACTATTCGATTTGCTACAAATAATGTAGTAAAAACATACATTGATACAACTAAGTTTTATAGTATAACTGCTAAACTAGGCGGACCTACATTTACTGGACGTATAGTTAGTAATACTACAGATACTGCTATTAGCACACCTGCTGGAAATACAATAGTATCCGGAGTTTCAATTTCAGACGATACGATAAGTGTCACATCACAACCATTAACTTTTAACAGCACCAATCGAGGTTATTTAAAATTTTCAGGCAAAGGTGTTGTTTTACCATTTGGAACAACATTAGAGCGTCCTCTTACACCAGAAAATGGGGAATATCGTTTTAATACCGAAACTGGATCCGGCGAAGCTTACAGTACCAAAACTAATTCTTGGGTAACTATGGGCGGTGGTGGCGGTGGTGGAGGAGTTGACGAAGTAGTTGCCTATTCTACTATGACCGAATGGGCACTCATTTTCAACCTGTAATCAACAGTAAATTCCGATTCTGATAAATAATATTACAGCAAAAATCAGACCAAGATTTTGCGATATTAAACTGTGGTAAACCCGCAATGCAAGGTGGTTAACCGTGAAACACGGGGTATTAAGGAGAGCAGATGGCTGTTGGTCGTATTACAGGTCCGCTCTTAAAAGCGAATCTACTTCGTGATGGTGTAGATCTTGCCTTTGAGGACGACCTTCTTTATCTTGACGTTAATAATCTGCGTGTCGGAATTAAGACATCAACTCCTCAATACGACCTAGATGTCAACGGCACTACCAGAACTACAAATCTTAATGTTACGACACAAGCAACATTATCCAGTTTCACATTTCTCAATAACACAATTTCAAGCACTAGCGGAACTATCAATTTAACTCCGTCTGGTGCAAATCCTGTTGTATATCAAGGTCGCTTACAAGTAGGACTTTGGAATATTTACGATAGCACGTTAGAAGTATCTGGAACAAACACTGATATTAGTATTAATCCTACAGGAACTGGTCAATTTAAAGTTCAAAGTGATACGTTAATAAACGGTAGTTTACATGCAACAGGCGATATTACCGCAGATGGTGATATTCAGTTAGGCAATCAAACAACTGACAATGTAGTTTTTACAGCAGAAATAGCTAGTGATATTATTCCTAGCCAGGATAACGTCTATAGTTTAGGTTCTAACACTCTTCGTTGGAATACCTTATATGCAAATAATATTATTACTTCTAGTTTTTACACTGGGAATATCGGTATTGTCGGCAACAGTATTATCAGTACAAATACTAACGGAAACATAGTTCTTACTGCAAATGGTTCTGGAAGTATTATTTTAGAACAACTAAAAGTTAACAACAATACAATAAGCAGCACACAGCCCGATCAAGACATTGTGTTACAACCTCAAGGCACAGGCAGCGTAGTTATTAATTCTACTACTAGCTTTAAAGTTCCTGTAGGTATTACACTGCAACGTCCTGATCCAGCCAGTTACGGTATGATACGATATAATAGCGAGATGTCTCGTTATGAAGGTTACAATGGATCTTACTGGATACAATTAGGCGGAGTTGGGGATGTTGCTGGAAATACTTACATAACTCCAGAATTATATCCGGGCGCCGGAGATAATACAATTAGATTCTATTCTAATAATGTAGTAATGGCCTACATTGATACTGGCAAATTTTATACATCCGTTTTTGAAACAGCCGGTATTAGAATTACCGACAATACTATAACAACTATAACATCGGGTGATGATTTATTATTTAATACCAGCGGAAATGCCGGAGTTAAGATTGGTAATTTAAGGTTTTATAACAACACTATCACTAATGTAGTTACAGACGGAATAACTACTATTTCTGGTACCGGCGACGGCTACTTTAAAATTGGTGGCAAAAATGGTGTAGTATTACCTGCAGGCGGAAATGCAGATCGACCAAGTATATATGAACTTGGTATGACTCGTTTTAACACAGATATCCAACAAATGGAAGTGTGGAATGGGCTTGCATGGACCGGCGTTGGTAGTGGTTCTGGAGGCGGCGGCGGAGGTAATGTCGACGCAACACTATTACAAGATATCGGTGTCCAATCGGCACTAATGTTAGGATAAAAAAATGGCAACTACGTTTAAAAATGCATTAAGTTCAAATATCGGTGCTACTGGTTTAGAAATTACAATTACAGATACTAATCAAGTAGGAAATATTGTAACTGTTGATTCTACTACAGGTTTAGCTGTAGGAATGGAACTTATTGTACTGGGCACAACTATTGGAAATTTAATTGCAGGAACTTATTACATTATTACTGTTGAAAGTTCTACTGAAATTACTATAAGTACTAGTCTAGGCGGTCCTCCGTTTAATGTTGGAACAGGCAATGGAGGCAACATGACAGGAATTATAAACAAAACTACTAGTTTACTTACTAGTCCAAGTAATGCAAAGATAACAGTTGTAGGTCTAGCACTAGTTAACTGTACAGATGATTTACAAGTAGTTAACGTACAACTAGTTGATAATGCAAATTCAAATACATCTGCTTATTATGCATATAAAATGATTATACCTCAGAATCAAGTATTAAAATTAGTCAATGGTGGTGAGCGTATGGTATTAGGAACTAGCACTACAATTAATGTATATAGTTACGGGTCCGGTGGTTTAGACGCTGTTGTAAGTTATGTAGAAATCGTATAAGGAAAGATTATGGCCACACCATTTTATGCAGGCTTATTGGATCAAAACACAGTATTAGGGGACGGAGTTCCTAGATACTTTTATGCAATGCGTCGAGACAGTAGCGGAAATTTATATTTTACACGTCTCGATCAGCTAACCTCACAAGACCTAGTTACAGTAAATAAAGCAGGCGTAGCTGCTAATAATTTTGCCAATTTTGAATGGGGCGTTGACTTCTTAGATGGCAGATTAGACACTGACCATACCAGACCTAATCCAAATCTGAATTTTGATCAATGGCGGTGGGACAACAGAAGTGTTTACTATTATGTTAACACTCAAGGTCAATTAGTTGCAAGAATAAATCAAACTTACAATTATACTAGTTAAGCATAGGAAAATAGAATGGCTGAGTTTAGAATAAGCAGTTTAAGATATAATTATGTTGGATCATGGGCAACCGACACTTTCTATGCTATTGACACAGTTGTAGAATTTGAAGGACAAGCGTTTGTATGTCAATTTGCACATACATCCGGTGTGTTTAGTACTGATTTAATTACTATAGGTACTATTGATGCAGTAGACTTCTACTACTGGGAAAAAATCATTGCAGGCACACAATACAAGTATGATTGGGATGTTGGGCAGCAATATAATCCAGGTAATGTTGTAAAATACGGTGGAGCTGTTTATGTCTGTAATACCTATCATGTTAGTTCAACTGTAATAGATGTAGCAAAATTTACATTACTAGTTGAAGGATATAAATGGCATGCTAGCTGGCAAACTAATCATGCGTACGGCGTGGGCGATGTAGTAAGATATGGCGGTATTGTATATCAATGTAATACTACTCATACTAGCGATGTTAGCATTACTTACGGGCTTGAAACAGACATCGGTAAATGGACTTCAATTTATGACGGTATCGATTACAAAGGCGACTTTGTTAGCAGCGGCACAAGATATAAAGCAAATGATGTTGTAAAATTAAACTCAGATTTATATATTTGTACAACACATCATACGTCGATTGGTACTTTCGAAACAGCAAAATGGAGCCTTTGGCTTCCTGCTCAACAATTTGAAGGTGCATGGAGTATTTCTACAAAATATCAATTAGATGATTTAGTTTCATACGGTGGTAACATTTGGAAAAGCAGCATTAATAATAATTTAGGATTTGATCCCGATTATAATTCTGCTAACTGGACTGTAGTACTACCTGGTTTCAATGTTATAACCTCAAATTGGAGTCAAAGTTATTCTTATAGAGTAGGCGATACCGTATATTATAATGGAAGATTGTTTAGAGCTATTGCAAATAATACCGGACAGAATCCTTCGAATAATACTACAATAACAAAAACATACACTGCAACCGGTAGTAGCGGAACAACTATCAAACTTTCTAATAATACAAGTTTAGCAGCAGGTATGTTTATAGCCGGCGGCAGTACTAATTTTGCCGGCGGACAAAAAATATCGCAACTTGTCAGTACCGATACAGTAATATTAGACAAAGCGCCTGACGGTGCATTAACTGATGGTCAAACTATTGCATTTTCAGGAATTAATTCTACATACTGGTCATTGTTAGTACCTGGCGCTTATCATAAAAATTTCTGGCTAACAAATACAACATATACAGCTGGTGATGTAGTTACATGGCAAAATGCCAGTTACATGTGCATAGCCCCACATACTTCATCCGCACCAACTGCGCCTGATTTAGATACTAGTCATAATTACTGGACTGTTTATACGTTACATGCAAGACAAAATGCTCTGCGCAGTCAGGGTGATTTATTTTATAATTCTACCACAGGTTCAGATAATAGAACATCATTAGCAATTGGTTCTGAAACATATCAATTACAATCTGTCGGTACTACTCCTTCTTGGCAAAGAATCTTAACTAGTCCTAATGTCTATTATGTAGCGTTAACAGGAACAGATACTCCAACATTTGGCGTTACATGGGATCAACCATGGCGTACTATCAAGTATGCTTGTGCAAATGCTGTAGCACCTGCTACTATTTTTATCAAAACAGGAACATACAACGAAGAACTTCCTATAACTGTACCAGCAAGTATTGCATTAGTAGGAGATGAATTAAGAAGTACTGTAGTCAGGCCTAGTAGAGTAATTAATACTTTTGTTTTTTCGTCCGATGCTGCCACAAGTAAATTTACCTGCGACACTACTGCAGGCATGTACTTAAATGCACCTATACAGTTTATACTTTCAAATAATAATGTTTCTTCGACATTAGTTCCATTTGAAACTAGTAATATAGCTGTAGGAACGACCTACTATGTTGTCAGTATCGATTCAAATACAGAATTTAAAATTAGTACAACCCCAAATGGTTCAGCATCGACATTACTCGGCGGCAGTGGACTTATTCAAGTCATAGGCGGCGATGCTATTTCAAATATGTTTTATGTGAGAAATGGCAGCGGCATTCGCAACATGACAATGTCTGGATTACTAGGCACGTTAGGAACTACTAACTCGTTAGGCACACAACGTCCAACTGGCGGTGCATTTGTAAGTTTAGATCCAGGAACAGGACCAGCTGATACTACTGTATGGATCTCTTATAAATCTCCTTACATTCAAAATGTAAGTTCATTTGGTCAAGGATGCACAGGATTAAAAATTGATGGTAGTTTACATAACGGCGGTAATAAATCTATTGTTGCTAACGACTATACTCATATTATAAATGATGGTATCGGTGCATGGTGTACTAATACCGGTGCATTAACTGAACTTGTTAGTATTTTCAGTTACTTTGGTTATGCTGGTTATTTTGCAGAAAATGGTGGACGTATTCGTGCTACTAATGGTAACAGCTCATATGGTACATATGGTGTTATCGCCGAAGGATTTGACGTTAACGAAACACCAATTACTGCTGTGACGTATAATAGATACTACGGTGTTACTCCAACTTTACAAACAGTACAAGGGCTAAGTGCTCAAGTTTTAAAATATCAGTTTTCTAACAACGGTAAGTTTTACAATCAGCAAGTACTTAATCTATTAAAGAACAGTAACAATTTAACATCAACTGGTTGGGCCGACGATTCATATGTAACATACTTACAAAATAGTACAGATCCATTTGGTGGACTATATGCATGGCAATTGACCAAAACTAATGTAGCAGCCAACTCTGGATCAATTTACCAAGCAATCAACATTACTCCTTCAGGTAACGTTTATACAGGGCGTAGTGGTTCTAATATTATTGGTACAGGCAATGGTGCTACGTTTACTATCTCTGTAACAGCAGCAGGGTATGTAGTTAGTGCAATTACAGGAAGTCCAGTTGGCGGCTCAGGTTACAATACTGGCGATAAGATATTAATTAGTGGTAATACAGTTGGCGGATTATTAGGTCTGCATGATATTACAATTAACGTAGATACTGCAGTTTCAGGAGCAATTACAGTTGCTAGTGCAACAGGGACAGTTCCAAACACAGTTAAACAAAAATACACATTTAGTGTTTATGTTAAAGCCGGTACAGCATCAACAGTTTCTTTGTCAACTGTATTCAGCGGAGTAAGTTCTAACACAACAAGAATTGATTACAATCTAAGTGCTTTAACTTATACAACTACCTTAACCGGTGCAATAACTCCGTTAAATGTTGGGATTATTAAAGGTAATAACAGTTGGAATAGACTTTACTTCACCACTTACGATGTATCAGGTCTTAATAATTTATGTACCTTCTACGTCTATGTTGCAGGATATGCAACTGCAGTATCTGCATATAACTATGTGTATGGTCCACAAATTGAACATAATCCGTATCAAACAACACCTAAGTTTTATCTACGCACTGATACTCAAAAATACAGCGCATACGCAGACTTTCTAGTAACAGGATCAGGTAGCGGTGTATCAAGTGTTGCTAATGAAATTAGATCAGGTGCAGTTTATCAAAGTAGAATTATTGATCCAGGTACAGGAGATCAAGTTGGTGGTGCCGGTTACAAAACTAGCAGCAACAATGCACAAGGCGGAAACACATCGTATGTCACGTTGGCCGGATCGGAAACGGCTGCAAGTAGCACATATTTAGGTTTGCGAGTATTTTTAACTAGTGGTACAGGAGTAGGTCAATACGGACTAATTTCCTATTACGATGATGTGAATGGATATGCTTACGTCGCTAAAGAATCATATGATCCAGTAAAAATTACTGGTAGCACATCGTCAACAAATGAATTATATTTAGATAGTTCGGCTGATACTAATCTGTTGTATACAGACATGCCGGTATCATTCTATCCAACAGTATATTCAGCAACAGTTACGTCTACTTCCAAAGCAACCGTTGTAATTACTTCGGTTACGGGTGGTCAGACTAACACAATGACAACTACTAATATCACTCAGTTGTATCAAAACATGCCAGTCACGTTCGAATATAGCGGACTGTATGGCGGTGTTATTAACAATTTTACCTATTATATTACAAACATATCAGGAAATACTTTCCAAGTTTCGACATCGATATACGGAACTCCTGTATTTTTAGTCACAGGCACTGGCAGTATGATAATGAATGTAGTTTCCGGGACTAGCTACATGTATGCAGATTCTACGACATACATGAAACCTAACATGCAAATTCAGTTTACAGGTGCAGCGTTAGGCGGAACTAGCGCAGGAACAATTTATTATGTTAATGACATAAAGGATAGTCATTATTTTACAATATCGTCAGGTACAACAACTACTACAGCTTCGGCAACAACTGCCGTAAGTAATCAGTTAACGGTAACAACGACAGCTGGCATAGTTTCGTTATTTCCGATTATTTTTACAGGTACTGCGATAGGCGGCTTACAATTAAACACAAAATATTATATTAGTTTGATTCCTGACAGTTCACATATTACAATTAGTAATACATTAAATCAGACAATAGCCTCAGCAACACTAGTAGGTGCAAACTTAATTACATGTACATCAACTAGCGGATTTGTTATAGGTAATCCTGTGAAGTTTGTAGGAATTACAATGGGAGGTCTATCTGTAGATACAATTTATTATGTGTCTAACATTCCTAACTCTACCCAATTCCAAGTTGCAACAAGTAGCGCCATATTAAATATTACTTGTACTGCAACCGCTAGTACAACAAACTATATTACTAGTACAACTACTAGTTTAGTTCCTTTGTATCCTATCACATTTAGTGGTACAGGATTAGTAGGTAGTGGATTGTCAACAACTACACAGTATTACATAAGTAAGATTCCTTCAGGATCAACATTTACAGTTAGTACAAGTATTTTATCAACACAAATGACTGGTACAACTTCTGGTACTAATATAATCACTGTCCTGTCTTCCTTGAATTTTGTACTAAACAATCCTATTATATTCTACGGTGAAACTGTTGGTAACATTGTTTCGGGAACTGTATACTATATTTCTGCTATACTAACTCCGACTACAATCAAGATTAGTGCTACATCAGGCGGCGGTGATTTACCATTAGTCACTGCAAATACTAGTTCTATAGTAACCGTAAACACTACAGGTTCCGATGTAACTTTAACAACACAAACTTCAGGAACATTGACAGGAAAAACAGTTACTACAGGTACAGTAGCTACGTTATCAACAGCAACTGGTTATCTAAATGTCGAAACTACTGGTAGTGATTTGACATTAACTACAGGCAGTGGATCGATGACTGTTACTACAACTCCTAATAAGACGTTGTTAGTGTCATCGAAAGGATCTGCTACAGCATTGTTTAATTCATCCTACATATCCGGTATTACGGCAGGCACTACTTATTATATTAAGACTGTTACATTAGGTGGAACAAACACAATTACACTAGCATCAACGGCAGGCGGATCAACGGCAGTTTCAGTAGGGACATCCGGCGATAGTATGCAGATGGTTGTATCAGGGTGGGATCATATTACTCCAGGAACCACTGCTGCTACGTTATTAGACACTACCACAACGTATTACGTTGAACCAAGACCGATTTATTCTGCTCCTTCGTTCTCACAGACACTGCCTAGTTTTCCAACACAAGGTGCTGGGATGACAGCTATTGGATATGGAGACGGTTATTGGATTGGTGTTCCGAGTGGCATAGGCTACTTGGTTGGTTCAACAGATGCAGAAACATGGTCGTCAATCACTCTTCCAGTAGTGGCAACATGGACTGGAATAGCCTACGGCAATGGTTATTGGGTATTAGTAAGTAGTGGTGGTGTAGGAAATTCAACCGCTCTTTATACAACATTACCAACAGATAGTTGGAGACAAACTACACTACCTAGTCAAGCAACTTGGGGCAGTGTAGAATATGGTAATGGTGTGTTTGTTGTAATCGATAATGCTGCGTCAAGTAATAAAGCTGCATACAGCACTAACTTTGGTCAATCTTGGTCTGCTGCTAGTTTACCATCTAGCACAACTTGGACTAGTTTAGCGTTTGGCGCAGGTACTTTTGTAGCTATTGCATCAGGTGGAACAACATCGGCATATAGTACAGATGGACAAACGTGGGTCGCTAGTAATGGTTTACCATCTAGCACAACTTGGTCTAGTGTGTCTTATGGTAATGGCAGATTTGTTGCTGTATCATCAGGTGCAAATGCAAAACCTGCATATAGCTTAGATGGAATTACATGGGTCCAATCACCGTATGTTGTCAGGGCAACTAGCATCGAATACGGGCAAGGTGTATTTGTTGCAATCCGTGATGCAAATATTTTAGCATATACCACCGAAGACGGTATTGTATGGAAACAAAGATCTGTAACTGGGTTTACTTATACTGCAATGGCGTTTGGTTACACTGCAGTTAACTATGGAACTGTAACAGGTATAACTATAACCAGTTCAGGATCGGGCTATAGTGTAGCACCTACATTGAGATTTACAGGAGGAGGTCCTTTTGTAACACAACAGGCAACGGCTACGGTAACTATTAATCCAAGCGGTCAGGTTAGCGGATTCTCATTAACAGGTGCTGGAGTTGGATATACAGAAACTCCAACTATTGTTGTAACTGATAGTTTATCAGGAACTACAGCAATTTTAACTCCTGTAATGACATACACGTTAGGTCACGATTCATATACTGGATTATTTGTTACAGTAGGTGGCAACAATTATGTAACTAACATCAGTGCAGGAGCAAAACCTAAATCTAGACCAACAATAACAAGTGGTATTGTAACAGGATTTACCTCATGGGAACCAGGATCAGGTTATACTTCAGCCCCAACTCTAACATTATATGATACAAACTCTACACAGAGTGCAGTGACATCTCAGCTTATTGGCAACGGCTCATTAGCAAATCCAATATTCTTAAGCAGAGGTGTAGGTTATAATGTAAACACTACAACTATAACAACTTCAGGTGCTGGCTATTCCGAAGATTATCAAAATTCCTATAACTTAATATTATCAAATATGACGTACCAGCCATCCGTTGGTAGTGATTTAGTTATTAATGGTAACAGTAACATTTATAAAATTACTAGTGTTACTGTTTTAAATAACAGTACAGCACCGAATGTTACCGCTATAATTGGTTTGAATCCAGCATTAAGTACAGCATTAGCTCCTACAAATGCTATTAGTGTAGTAATTAGACAGAAGTATAGTCAAGTTCGCTTAACTGGACATGATTTCTTAAACATAGGGTATGGCGATCAATACCAATCAGGCTACCCAGATGTTCCAGCTGACACTAGTTTGCAAGCACAGAATCAAACGGTTGAAATAAATTATGGACGAGTGTTTTACACTAGTACAGACCAAGATGGTAACTTCAAAGTTGGTAGTTTCTTTGGAGTACAACAGGCTACGGGTATTGTAACACTAAGTGCCAGCCAATTTGGTTTAACTGGTTTAACATCGTTAACATTAGGCGGTATTGCAGTAGGTAGTCAAAGTGTAGTTATCAGCCAAATTAGCACTGATCCTACCTTAATTGCTAATAGTGACAGTGTTATTGTCACTCAAAAGGCTATTAGAACATATATTGCTAATAGATTAAGTCAAGGCGGATCGAATGTGGTGACTAATCAAGTAAGCGCAGGTACTGTGGTATTAGGCGGTCAGAATCTTATAACCAGCACAGTTACACAAGGAATTCCAGGAAGTTCGGTAAAAATGGCCAATAAAGTGTCAATTGAAGGAGCAGCTGGAGGAGTAGACGGTAATGAATCATCGTGGCTATATTTTACTAAGCACTGGTTCCATCGTTAAAAACAAAAAAAGTGATTTACGGTAAATATTAAATCAAAGGAATAAAATAAAATGGCAGAGTTTTTATTAGGTAGAATTAAGTTTGTATATCAAGGAAATTGGACTGCAAGTAATCAATATCTTGTAGATGATGTTGTTACTAATGGCGGCAAGACTTATATTTGTAGAATTAGTCATGTTGCTGCGGGATTGTTCATTACTGATTTCAATCTTAATAAATGGAGCATTATTTCGGATGGTATTCAATGGCGGGGCGATTGGACACCTACAACACTATATAACTTTGGTGATATAGTCAAAAATGACGGTATAATTTATTATTGTAATACCGCTCATACTTCGGCTACAACAACTACATTAGGTCTAGAAGATGATTCAGATAAATGGAATACATTTGTAGAAGGATTTTATAACACCGGAGATTGGCAACCAAGCACCATTTATCATCTAGGAGATATAGTAACCTACGGTGGTATCAGTTACTATTGCTCAACTTATCATACTTCTGCTGCAACAATTGCATCGGGTTTAGAATCCGATATAGGAAGTTGGACAGTTTTTAATGCTGGTGTCTATTATGCTGGGGCTTGGAGTGGATCATCGGTTAGATATAGACTCAATGATGTTGTCAAATACGGTGCGAATTTATGGATTTGTACAACATATCATACATCTACCGGCACAACAATAGATGCAGCCAAGTTTGCTATATTCACTAATGGTATTGAATACGCAAATCAATGGAATAATTCATCGAACTATATTCAAGGCGATGTTGTTACATACGGTGGAAATACTTACATTGCTAAAAGTAACAATCTAAACTATCTGCCTACAGACACAAGTAAATGGGCTGTATTAACACAAGGATTGTTATATTCAGGTGAATGGAGCATACAGACTAGTTATACCGTAGGAAAAGTAGTTAATTTACACGGTTACACTTATGTTTCTATATTAGACTCAACTGCTTATAGTATAACTGCAACAGCGACTAATTCATCTGCAGACACTATTACAGTTAGTGAAGTATCAGGACTAGCAGCAGACATGATGATACAATTTGCATCAAGTTTTGCTGGTGTAGCTGGATCAACTAATTATTATATTACTGCTGTCACAGGATCTTCTGGATCCGGAACAATACAGATAAGCACAACAATAGGCGGATCTGTATTAGATATTTCATCAACATTAAGCGGGCAAACAATTGCAACTTATGCACAGTATGCTCCTCCTAAGAGCACTGTGTGGGCAAGATTAAATTCTGGTTTGCAGTGGGTCAATAGTCCTCAAACATACACAGGTGTATCTACTACTAATGTTACTGTAGGCAACGTCGCTGCTAGTGGTGTTCAGTTTACTGTATTAAGATCAGGAACTACATATACATTAACAAAAACTAGTAATGGATCTAACTATTCAGCTAATGATATTATCAAGATTCTTGGTACAGACGTCGGTGGCCTAAGTCCTGCAAATGATATTACTATTACAGTTTCTTCTGTATCAGGTAGTGCTGTTAATTTGTTTACTTACAGTGGTATCAGTGCAACTTGGTCAACTGGCATAAACTATGTTCAAGGCGATATTGCAACATTTGGTGTTAACAGTTACATAAGTCAACGAGCACACTTATCTATCACTGCAAATCGTCCAGATAATGACACTGTAGGATTCTATTGGAATCTACTGTCAGCAGGAGCAGAGACATCGACTTTAACTACACAAGGCGATATGGTGTATTATGGTCCAACTGGTCCTACAAGACTTCCAGTAGGCACAAATGGTCAAATTTTACGTGTATCTAACGGATATCCAGTATGGGGTAATTATGGATTTATTAATGATGTAGTATTCGTAGGCCCTACCGGAACAGATAGCCCTTATCCAACTAATGGAGCAACGATTGATGTTCCATGGGCAACATTAAAATATGCATTAAAACAAGTTGAAGATGGCTATTTAAACCCTCAAGCACAATTTTTATTAAAAATTAATAAACAGTTTTTAATGCAGGAAACTTATAACTATGTAACGTATACATATAAAGCATCTGTTACAGGAACTAGTGGTAGTTCGTTTACTACAGCAAGCACAGCAGGACTTAACGTAGGTATGCCAGTAAGATTTAGTTCACAAACTGGTAGTTTAACAATCAATGGCAATCCTATTAGTAATTCAGTAACTTATTATATAAAAACAATTTCCCCAGATACTAGTTTTACAGTAGCAGCTAGTTATGGTGGGTCAGCAGTAACAGCCGGCGGCACTGGTACTGCAACAGTATCATTCTATACATCATTAAGTAACGAAATAGCCAGAGATGCAGGACTAGTACTTGATGCAGTAATTTGGGACATTGGACACAATGGTAACTATAAAACTGTAACTGCAGCAATCGCTTATTTTGATTCAACTGGAACTACGTATGTTAATACCAATGTTGGTTATCAAGTTACACAATTTATTGGTGCATTAAATTATCTATCAATAATTATTGGTAACGTGCTTGCAAATACTGCACCAGTAAATTATCAATCATTAAATGGTGTTAGTGCAGGTAATACAGCATATCAACAGATTAATACAAGTTATACAGCAGAAACTGGATCAACTACATTAGCACAATCGTTAGTCTCAATTGTAACAACAGGGCTAAGTAAAGGTTCTACGGCTGCAATTCCTACGGCAACTACACCGAATACATCGGTATTTGTTAAAACTGGAACTTATGATGAAGTTCTTCCTGTGGTTGTTCCAGCATATACAGCAGTTATTGGTGACGAATTACGTAGCACAGTTGTTCGACCAAAAACAGCAAACAGTGCATTAGTTAATGATAAAGCAAAGACTGTGGCCTCGTTAACACGCATTCAATCTGTATTAACTAATTTAATTAGTAACTCAACAGTTACTCCAACAACCGGTAATACGCAAACACAGATTAAAACACTAGCAGCAGGTGATACTGGAAGTTATGCATCACCAAGTTTTAGTGCATCTGCAGTAACAGCAGGATCCCCTGGATATATTACAGTTGCAGACACTTCAGCATTGACTGTTGGTATGCCTGTAGTATTTTCTGGCACTGGCACAATGGCAACGGGTGCTGGTATAACTATGGGAACTACTTACTATGTTAAAACTATAATAAGTAGCGGAACATTTAGCATTACGACAGCAACACCAGTTGCTGATGCTAGTACAGCAGTAACGTTAACGAGTCAAACTGGCGGTACACTAACTGTAACTTATGGCTACAGCGCAGTTGCTAGTACTGTTAATAATTCAACAGTAATGTACAACATTGTTAACAGTGGACTTGGTTCAGTTCCAAGTTTAGTAATGCCTTGGCCTGTTGGTTATAACACATCTAGTGTAACAAACACTGCTTACACAACTACTGGTAATGCTACTGGTGTATCAACTGGCTATGGATATGGCGCACAACAAGTTATACAAAACTATAATTTCTTACAAGCTAACTGTGATCAGTATCTATCAAATAACTACAGCACTATTAGAACAGCATTGACATCAACTAATGTAAAAGCAATGGTTGGTCGTGTTTTAGACGGTATTGTTTATGACATGATTTACGGTGGTAACAGCCAAAGTAACATTGCAGGTAGTGAATATTATTCTTATACAGTATTCACAATTCAAGTCACAAGTCAAACTGCAGCGCAGTGTAAAACAGCAATGGCTGCAATGTACAATGAATTAAAATCCGAAATTAGCACTGTTATTACAAAAGGCTCTGTGTCAGCACCTGCAGGACAGGTTACATATACACAAGTAACAGGCGGTACAGCTGGTAGTGCAAACGCAGCAAGTTTTGCACAAGATCGTGTTACGAATGTTGTCAACTGGATTAACAACGGTACAGCCGATACAGCAGTTGCATTTTATTCTGCTGGAGCAACTACATTACTTAATACGGCATACGCTGCAGTAGTAGAACGTTTGTCAGAAATTCAGTCCGATGGTGTTGTTTGGGTTCAAAAATATTATCCAAGTTTGTCATTTAACTCCGCTACCTGTAGCAGAGACGTTGGATATATTGCAACTGCAATTGCAAACGATTTGACCTATAGCAGTAATGCTGCCAGTGCAATCGCAGCAAGAAGATACTATGCATACTCTGTAGGATTTACTAATACTTCTGCACAGACTGTAATTTCAAGTCAAAAAACTGCTGAATTAGGTATGATTAATTTCTTATTGAATAAGATCAAACCAATTGCAGGTGTAGGAGCAGTAGCTAGAGCTAGTTCAATTATTGACGACATCATTTATTATGCTAACGGTACACAATTTATATCTGGACAAAATGTTCAGTATGCAGGTACATTAACTTATTCAACATCATTAAGTACAACTAAAGGTGCCGAAATTATTCGTGCTAATAAAGAATTTTTAGCATATGAAGCATCTGCTTATATCACTCAAAGTTATGGTGGTACTGTTAGTAGTTTAGCGATAACAAATAATTTAATTAACACTAGTTCTGCACATAATTTTGTTGCAGGCGATCCTGTAGTATTCACAGGTACTAGTGCTGGCGGTATTACAACAGGTACAACTTACTACGTGTTAGCAGCAAATTTAGCAAGTACAGCATTTTCAGTAACTGCAACGCAAGGATCAACGACTGCTGTAACAATTACATCTAATGTTTCAAGTCCAAGTCTAACTGTACGTTATTCATTTAGTGGAACAACCTGTCGACAGTACATACGAGACTGGGTCGATGCTATTGTTTACGACATGCAGTATCCAGGTAACTATAGAAGTCTACGTACTGCAGATTTATATTTAAACGATATAAACGGATCATTGTTAAGCAACATGTTCTTGTTAAGAAATGCTACTGGTTTAAGAAATATGACCTTAAGTGGATTAACAGGATCATTGAGTGCTGCAAACAGTTATGGTACAAAGCGTCCAACAGCTGGTGCTTACGCAAGCTTAGATCCAGGATTTGGACCAAACGATAGCAATGCATGGATTTACGCAAGAAGTCCTTATGCTCAAAATCTTTCTGTATTTGGAACAGGTTGTATAGGACAAAAGATAGACGGTGCATTACACGCCGGTGGAAACAGAAGTATCGTATCTAATGACTATACAACAATTATCAGTGATGGTATCGGTATATGGTGTACTGGTCACAACTCATTAGTAGAAGCTGTTTCTGTATTCTCGTACTATAATTACGCAGGATATCTAGCAGAATTAGGTGGACGTATTCGTGCTACTAATGGTAATAGCTCATATGGTACATATGGTGTTATCGCCGAAGGTGTTGATAGTACAGAAACACCGATCTATGCAACATTAAATAATCATGCAAGTCAGGCATACATAACCAACGTATTCACAGATGGCTCTAATAAAGTATTAAGACTTGAGTATCAAAATGCAGGTACTAATTACTCCAACGCTGCATATACTATCAGTGGCACGGGCTACAATGCCGCGGCCATCGGCGATGAATTCCGTGATAATGCAGTGTTTGAAACAAGACTTACTGACAACGGTGATGCTACTACAACTAGCGTAGGCGGTACAAGTTATGTTACCGCTGCGAGTACAGCACAGACTGGTGACAGAGTGAGTATTACAGTTAGTGCTGCAGATACATCATTAAGTACAGCTTATGTTGGCATGCGAATCAACATTACAGCTGGTACAGGTGTAGGACAGACTGCTGCAATACTAACATATAGCAACGGTAGTAAAGTAGCTACAGTTTATAAAGAATCATTTACTACATTAACAATTACAGCAACAACACAAGGTAGCCCAAGTACAGTGACAGTAGCAAGCACTGCAACATTGTATGTAACTATGCCATTCTATGTAGCAACCACTGTAGGTGGATTAACAGCAGGGGTAGTGTATTATGTTCAGGCAATTGCTAGTGCAACTACATTTAATGTATCTGCAACTAGTGGTGGTGCTGCGTTAACTACTGCAATTACAACTACTACGGCTCAGTCAGTAACATTCTATGCAGCTGGATGGGATCATGTTGTTCCTGGAACTACAATATCTGCTACATTAGATTTAACTACAACATACTTAATTGAACCACGTATTACATATACAGGTCCAGGATTTACTAGTACAGCATTAACTGTACCAAGTGCAGCTTATACAGATGTAACTTTTGGTGCTGGTGCATACGTTGCTATTAATACTAGCGGTACAGTTACCGCATACAGTACTAATGGTACATCTTGGGGTAGTGCAGGCGCAGTAACTAATACTACATGGATGGGTATACAATATGGCGGCGGTGAAGGCGCAACAGCAACCGCAGTTGTTGGCGGTTTAGGCGGAAGTGGTGCTGTTCTCACAGCAGTATTAGGCAGTGGTGCAACAGCAGGACAAGTTGTTAGCGTAACAGTTGTTAACGGCGGTGCTGGTTATACAACATCACCGTCAATCGCATTCACAGCAGTAAGCGGTGGATCGGGTGCCACAGCAACAGCCGTTGTTCTTAACGGTGCAATTACACAAGTTACTGTAACTGTCGGTGGTTCCTCGTACGGTGTAGCACCAACTGTGGCTGCAAGAACCGATATCATTACATCAATTACTGTTAACACTTATGGTAAAAATTACACAACTGCACCTACAGTTACCGTGTCAGGCGGTGGATCTAGCAATCAAGCAACAGCAACAGCTACATTAAGTAATAATGGTGTTGCCAGTATTGCAGTCGGCAACAACGGCGGAACTGGTTATACATCGCAACCTACAGTAACTATTGTAGATACAAATGCAAAGTTCATAGCTGTTCCTGCCAGCGGCGGAGCAGCAGCATCATATCAAACACTGGCAAACCTAGGAAGTAGTTGGTCAACAGGTTCAGGTAACGTACCTGCAGGAACTTATGCAGATATTACATTCGGTGTTCAAGGCGGCGGTCCAGTTTGGATGGCAGTAGGCGGTGCAGGAACAGCATCAATTACAGCTAATGGTAATACTTGGACTACTACAGCAATTACATCATTAGGTGCAGGCACATGGTCCGGTGTTGCATTTGGTAACAGTATATTTGTTGCTGTAGCAACTGGATCTCAGACTACCGCAGTATATACCGCAGGTGTTTGGGCTGCAGGTGGAAATATGCCTACCAGTACAACTTGGACCAGCATTGCTTACGGCAATGGAAGATTTGTAGCTCTTGCTGCTAGTGGTGCTGTTGCATACAGTATCGACGGTGCAGGCGCAACATGGACTGCTGCTCCATCATGTAGCGGCGCAACAACAAGTATCCTTTCATCAAGTTTAACATGGACAAGAGTTGCATATGGACAAGGACTGTTCATAGCAATTGCCCAAGGCACAAGTACCTGTGCTACTAGCCCAGACGGAATTAACTGGACATTAAGAACACTTTCTGGAAGCATCAACTGGAAAGGCATTGTATTTGGTAGTATTAGCAATTATCCAATGTGGGCAAGTGTAGCAAATACTAGTGGAACAGCGGCAACTAGCATATTTACTGGAGCAACTGCACAAGGTAGAATGAAAGCTGCATCTGGAGCAATTACTGAAATCAGAATGATTGAACCTGGTTCTGGTTATCCTTACGGCAGTATTACAGCAACTACTACCAGTACAAATGTTATTACAACATCAAGTACACGAAATTTAGCAGATTCTCAACCAATTGAATTTACTGGTTTAGATTCATATGGTTTAATTACTAATACTACGTATTATGTTATTGGATCAACTATCGTTACTAATACAAGTTTTAAAGTATCTGCAACTGCAGGAAGTGCAACAGCAGTTTCATTATCAACAGGAACTGGGCTGACAGCTAGTTATAGAGCAGGCCCGATTATAACTCAAACTGATCCTAACAAAGTTAAAACAGCATCAACAAGAGTTAGAATGGGTGTCGGCGCATTAGCTAATCCAACATTTAGTAATCGAGGAACAGCTAATACTGCTGCAGTTGCTAGTGTATCCGGTGACGGTTATTCAGATTTGTATCAACCAAGTACGTTTATATCAATATCTGGTTTATATTCACAGCCGACTGCAGGTGCAAATGTGCAGTTTGCTAGTATTCCAAATACTTGGTTTAAACTAGTATCAGTTACAAATCTTTTAGGAAGTTTAGGAAATTATACAGCTACATTCCAAATTAATCCAAGTTTAAGTGTAGCAAATGCTCCAGCGCATGGTGATACAATTACAACAAGATTAAAATATAGTCAAGTTCGATTAACAGGTCACGATTTCTTATATATTGGAACTGGTAATCAAGTAACAACTAACTATCCGAATGTAGATACAACTACCGCTATCACTGCAAATCAGACTTATGCAAATGTCGGTGGACGAGTATTCTTTACAAGTACTGACCAAGATGGTAACTTCAACGTTGGTAACTTATTTGGAGTACAACAGGCTACAGGTACTGCTACATTGAACGCTAGTGCGTTTAACTTATCAGGACTACAGAGCTTGCAACTTGGTAGTGTTAGTGTTGGCGTTGCCAGTGCAGTAATTACACAGTTCTCAACAGATCCGTATTTTACTGCTAACAGTGATAATATTGTTCCAACACAAAAGGCAATTAAGAGTTATATTACATCGCAGATTGGTGGCGGTCAAAGTCAATTGAATGTTAACACGTTAACAGCAGGTGTTATATATGTAGCAGGTAATACCATCAGTACTACATCTGGTGGACAAATAAAAGTAACAGCTAAGATGAATTTCACAGGCGGTATTGACGGGGCACCGGTCGCTATGGGATTCTTTATGCAACGATAATGGAGAAATAAAACTATGGCAACAGGAAGATTAGGAAACGTAGCTTTAGCTACAAACAACACAAACAATTTGGTTTATACATCACCATCTGGTTATTATTCTGTGTTCAATGTTAGTATAACAAATACTACCACTAGCAGCGTAACATTTAGGGTGGCGATTAGTACAGCAAGTACAGCAGGCGGTGTAGCAACAGCAGAATACATCGAGTACGATACTGTATTACAGGCCAAAGGTGTATTTGAAAGAACTGGTCTAGTTACCAGTGCAGCCAGCGCACCTTACGTGTGGGTTCAAGCCAGCGTGGCTAGTGGCATTAATGTCACAGTCTATGGTATAGAAACCAGCACAGCGTAATTGGTAAATAACTTAAGATAGTGTAAAAAGAGAGAAACTATGGCACGATATAATACCGTTGTAGGAACAACATCAATTTCTGGAGCGCAAACAATTTCCGCTCCAACACAGGGGCTTTTAACGACGTTATCTGGAACGGCTCCTTACCAAGTTAATTTGCCAAGTCCGGCACTTTATAGTGGTATTCCGCAGACATTTTACAATGCGGCGGGAGGAAACGTAACTTTCCAAACCCCAAGCGGTGTTTTTGTCGGTCCAGGCTCCAGCGGAACAACTCTACAAGTTGTTCCTAGTTTGGCAAGTATAACATTTTCATCAGATGGTACTAACTATATTATTAGCAGCAGTGTTAATGCATACGTAGATCAATTAGTTACTAGTAATACTAGTTTCAATTTGTTAACTGCAACCGCTACTAGCATTAGTGCATTTACAGCAGCTACTACACTAAACATTGGTGCAACTTCTGGTACGTTAACTTTAAACAATCCCACTGTAGTCGGTAACAGTGCAACTCAAACGCTTTACAATACAACAGCAACAACTGTGAATGCATTTGGTGCCGCAACTGCGATTAGCATGGGCAGTAACTCAAGTGCTGCTGTTTTCACAATTGCTAGTACTAAGGCCGCAACTAACACAACAACTGGTGCGTTAGTGGTAGGCGGAGGTATTGCTGCAAACGGTGCAATTTATGGTACCCAAATTTGGGAAAATACAAGTCGATTAACATCTATCGGTAAAGCAATTGCGATGGCGTTAGTTTTCGGCGGATAAATATTACAGATTAAAGGAATTAAAACATGGCAGCTCCAAATATTATTAGTGTTGGCCTAATCACAGCTGGTACGCAAACAATAGCAGCTACAACAGGCGGTGCAACACTTTTATCAAACGGTTCAACTACGGGTTATCTTGTCAAAGTAAACATGGTAATGATAGCTAACATTTCAGCATACGCAAATGATATTACATTAAACTTGGTAAGAACTGTTACTACAGCAGGTCCTCCGGCTAGTACAACAGGTACTTATGCACTTGCATATACTGTTACTGTTCCAGAAAAATCAACGTTGATTTTAATTGGTAAAGATACTACGATCTATCTGCAAGAAGGCGATTCATTGCAAGTAATTGCTAGCAACAACAGTACACTACAAGCTACTTGCTCATACGAAATTATCACACAAGCTACAACACTACCATAATATATGTCAAGAACTAGAAGAAATAGCGGCCTGATTGGACGTAAATTAAATCTTAAGAACTATAATAGATCTGGAACTAATAACCTAGATGATGTAGTCGGCAGTAAACTTGATGAAGGCTCGATCGTTGATGCATTTCATAAGTATACTCCACCAATGACGTGGCCTCAGGCTAGAAATACAGATCCTTATTATAATACTGTTAGAGTTCATCTACAGGATTCGGATGTTGCAAATCATTTAATAAAAGATCAGTCTGGTAATAACTGGGACACTTATACAACGATCAATGCTTATCAACGAGCGCCGATTGCAACACATTTTGGTCCACGGTATACTGACTGGTGTAGTGATTTTTATGAAAATGGTTACTACACTGTAAGTGATGCAGCTGCCTTACGCTTTGGCAGTGGTAACTTCGACATTTCTTTTTGGATCAAACTACGTAAACAAGATGCTAATCAGTATTACGTTATGGGCAAAGGATCCGGTACTGGCGTAACAGCAGGTAATAATACCGGTTGGGTTATTGGTATTAATACGTCTTATCAACTATTCTTTTTTGATGCTAACGGTACTGGAAGCACAACTACTAACGGTACCGTTTTAGAACGTGATCGTTGGTATTTTATTCACATTTATCGATCGGGCACTACACTGTATTGTGGCAATAATGTCACTAGCGGTGCAAACTATATTACCGGTACTTCGGGTCAAAACTTTGCAGATACTAACCCATTATATGTTGGCGTAGATCGATCAGCAGCAACTGGTGCTACAGTGTCTTTCCAAGGACGTATATACGATCTTAGAATTAGAACAGGTGTAGCTGGCACTGTTAGTATGCCAAGCGGACCAATTGGTTCAGATGCAAACACAGTATTTTATCAAAGTGGTGGGAAACCGCATCACGACGATATTCCATTCAACGCAGGCGGCAATAGAACTGTTGTTACTAACAATAATGTGTTCAGATATCGTGACGGTCCTTTCTTGTATGTAGACAGAACTGCCACACCTATCGTTAGTAATCAAACAACTTTATTAACCGGCAACGGCGCACACAGCTTAAATTTCTGGAACGTAGATGCCTATATGCAGGTATGGGATGTACAGACTGGTAATACTAGTTTACGATTTGGTACTGGCGGATTTACGGTTGAATGTTGGGTGTACGGATCAACTAGCTCATTGCAACAGGGACAGAATAACGGAATTATTGGAAAAGGTAGTGGTAATACTAGCAGCGGTAGTGGGTGGAGTCTATGGGTCGATAGTAGCGGATATGTTCGTTGGGACGATGCCTCGCAGGCAATTAATTGCAGCCCTAATAATCCTATTAGATTCGGTGGGTGGTATCACATTGCTGCTAGTAGAGTAGGTACTGCCGCTAATCAGTTTTACATTTATGTTAATGGTAACTTAACTTATCAAGGTACAGTCAGCACTGACTATTCCGGAACTGAGACAATGGTTATCGGCAATAGCAGAAATAATCAGTACTCTAACTGGAATGGATATATTTGCGGTTTAAGACTTAGTAACACTGGTCGCTACAGCGGTTCCGGATCGCCATATAACGTTGAATTGTCCACATTTAAAGACAGTAGCATGGCTGTAGATGCCAATACCGTCTATCTTATCGGAACAACTGGTACGCAAGATCCAGCCAATGGAGGATCGCACTATCGAGATGCAGGTCAGTCGGGGTGTGCCCCAGTAAGACATAGTAGCGAGATTATAACTAATTACAATCCTTACAGTAGAACGGGCCACAGTGCATTTCCAAACAGAGATACTAATACTAAGTTAGTAGTTACACAGAATGGTTCAAATTTTGCATTCAGTACTAATAACTTTAGCGTAGAAATGTGGATCATGCCACACTGGTTAGATCAGGATAATACTACATTTAGAACACTTTGGTGTACACAGGCCGCTTATAGTGATGCAGGCTTATGGTTAAGAAGAAGTTTTCGTAAAAGTTATGAACTGCACGGAAACAATAATATTATTATAGCAACTTGGGAAGATTTTTCCGGTTCAAATATTTGGAATCACATTCTTGTTCAACGAGTAAACGGTAATCTAGCAATTTATGTCAACGGTCGTAAACGAGCAGAGACCATTTATACAACAACTATCACTTGCCCGTCTGGTAGATTCTATATTGGTAACTGTTATAGTTCTAATCATAGAACTGACAGTGGAGCAACTACCGGATTTTCCGATATTCGGGTAGTTAACGGTTCTGCACCATATGCATCCGGCAACTATAATCCTAACTATATAGAAGTTCCTAGAAATCCGTTAACTGCTGTCAGTAATTGTACATTATTAATAAGTGCATTAAACTCCGGATTTTATGATGCTTCAGGTCAACAACAACGTGTAGAACCAGGTGGACCTAATGATCCAGCTAACCCATACAGTTTTGAAATTTACTCAGTTTCTTATGGCCCATATCAAGGCATACAAGACTGGGACAGAACAAAGCAGATGTTTGGACAGGCTGTAGATACAGCTCGAGGAATGGATGCATACGGTCCAGTGCGTGGTGATAGTACATACCCCGATTACAGCTGGATAACGCGATTAACTAATCATAATCCATGGACTATTGAATGCTGGCACTGGGTGTATATGACACAGATTGGTGCACCAGGCCCAGGTAATAACTATGCCTCGTTATATACGGCTACGTCAGGCGGCCACGAAGGGTGGCGTATCATAGTTCATCAATCGAATACCAGTGCTAGCTATTGTGATATTACATTTGAATGGTGGACTGCTCACAATAGTGGTGTTCAGAGAATGTATTCAAGCAGTAACTATCTGCGTAATATCGCTAGTGGCTATGCATGGTGGCATATTGCTGTATGTTGGGATAATACTAAAGGTTCTAAGCTAGCTATATTCGTTAACGGATACCGTGTTGCTACTAGTGGTACATTTACACAAGGGCAAAAAATGTGGAATACCTACAGACTGCAGCACTCTGGTCAAGGCACAGGCCCAGTACGTATTAGTACAACTGCGCGATATAATAACGATTCAGGCACTTATACAATGCCAACTACACGATGGGCTTACGATCAGTATACCTATTCATTGATTGATGTAGATGAACCTTTTGCTAACAAAGCAGGTGCAGCAGTTGGTGTAATGCAATATGGAGTACTTCCAAGTTACAAATACAAGCGATTTGGCAATGCTAGTATGAAATTTGGCCAAAAGAATCCTTCCCTATTATGCGAACGCATTTTAGCACAGCACTGGGGTCAATACAATTATTTAATGGACTTCCGCATTAACGACTGTACTATGGAATGCTGGGCTATGTACTGGGACAGCACAGCTGGCGGACCTGGTACCGGTGCTCAAGGTCGAGCATTGTGGCAATATAGTAACAATCTTATTGTTATGATTAACAGCAGCGGCTATTGGAGATTTTTAAACGGCAACTCTACTAACCCAGCTAATGGAACATTTAGCGGTAACTCTGCATATAGTACTGGATATGATTACAATCCTAGCACATACTATGCAAGTACTACTACTAGTGGAACATTTGATCATTTAGTACTAATGCGTCGAGGCGGCGAATGGTATTTTTATATCAATGGTATTGAAGCATTTATCATGTTCGGAACAGGTATGCAGACAACTGGTGATCAAGGTCATCCAGACTATGTCAGCAGTCCAGGAACTACTACTATAAACATTGCTCATGATACTTACAGTCAAAGTGGTATTAGCTGGGCAGGATTTATACAAGATTTCCGTGTAAGTGCAATTGCACGTTATGAAACTAGAGCCAAGCGATTTACTCCTATCACATTTACTGTGTCAAGCAGTAGTGGTGCAATTATAACAACAACTACTAGTTTGAATAATCTGTGTGTAATGACTCAACCTGTTACTTTTGCTAGTAACTTTGGTAATATTGTAAGTAGTACAACATATTACATAACTAATGTGTTTGATAATAATTTAACTGTGGCTACAACTATAGGCGGAGTTCCAGTACAGGTAGGTACAACTACTGGTCAATCGATTGTAGCAACAACACAAGATAAAACAGTAAGTGCAATGTGTCATGCACAAACAGATACCTTTGCATTACCTACCGCGTTGTTCCCAAGTTACTAATTTATAAATAAGTTTAGGAAATGTCATGTCAGCACCGAACACAGTTTTAAGCACTATAATTTATTCAGGAACACTACCCCAAGTAGCTACTAGTAGTGCTGCTACTTTTCTTTCAAATAGTTCCGGCTCAAATCGAGTGTATAAAGTAAACTCCATGTTTGCTACAAATACTTCTACAGCAAGTTCAGATGTAACCATATATCTAGTTCGAGCCAACAACTCAGCTACACCCCCGCTAAGTACAGCTGGGACTTACACTATGTTTAATACTGTGACTATTCCTTATGGTAGTATAGCTAACTTGATAGCTCGAGACATTCAAATATGGTTGCAAGAAGGTGACTCATTTCAAATACAATCGTCAGTAAATAATGCCATTACTGTTACCTGCACATATGATATTATAGGATAAACAATGCGTACAAGAAGAAACGGTGGAGTTGTTGGTAAAAGATTAGCTCAAAGAAGCTACAGTCGAAGTGGCGTATATACCAGCGACGACGTCATGTTGTCAAAACTAGATGCAGAAGTATCGTATACAACTAACGGATACGAGGTTCCTAGACCACAGTGGAACAGAGTAGGCGGTGTTACGGATCCTAAGACTACAGGTTTAACAGACCCGTATATAAACATGACGTTAGTTCATTTAACTGATTCACAGTATAACTCTAGTTTACTACATGATCAGTCAGGTAACTTCTGGGATGTATATCTAGCAACCCAAGCAAATAATCGTAATCCAAGTACAACATATTTTGGTCCACGCTACAGAGACTGGGCTAGTAAATTTCATGAAGGCGACTATTATAACGTAACTGATACTGCAAACTTACGCCTAGGTACTAGCAATTTCACGATAGAATTTTGGTACAAAGGATTGCGACAAGATGCTACCCAACACTATGTTATGGGTAAAGGCAATCAAGCAGGCGTAACTTCTGGTAATGGATGGGTAATTGGGCTAACTTCCGGTTATTTCATGTTTTACTACGATGCACAAGGCAATACAACTACTACGGGTGCGACTGCATTATCTAGAGACACATGGTATCACGTAGCTATCGTTCGTAGTAGCACCGCTACTAACGGTCTTCGTATCTTTATTAATGGTGTATTAGATGGCGTAGGTACAAGTTCAGGTAACTATACTTCAACAGAAACATTATATATAGGTGCTGATCGAACTGCAGCCACTGGTTTCTGGGGATTACTAACTGATATTAGAATCAATAATACTGCAGTATATTCAACAGCTAGTGTAACTGTTGGCGCTAGTATATTCACAGCACCGACCGCCGCACTAAGTCAGACATTAACAGGTACGGTATTATGCATAAGCATGTTGAAACCGCATCATGATACTATAGTAACTAATCAATTACAGGGATTGACCATTACAAGAGGCGGAACGTATATTCGTCGAATCATTGATAGTCCGTTCCTAGTCAATACTGCAAAATTAACTGGTAATGGTGCTTATAGTTTAGCTCCCCATCAAGAAGGTAATCCATATTATAGAGTATATGATGTTAATCCGGCAAGAAATCTACAGTTCGGCACAGGTCAATTTACAGTTGAATGTTGGGTTTATCTGATTGTCAATGACGGTAGCAATCGTGGAATTATGGGCAAGGGTACTGGTAATGATACATCTGGTACTGGTTGGAGTTTTTGGATTGATAGCAGCGGATATTTACGCTGGTCGGATGTTAACGCCAGTCTTAACTCAAGCCCTAATAATTCAATGACACAAGGTGCTTGGTATCATGTGGCAGCTGCCAGAGTTAACACACTAGCCAGCGGATTTGGTATGTGGGTAAATGGTGCAGTTGCATATACCGGTACAGTAAGCACTAACTATAACAACACAGATTACGCTATCATTCTTAACAGCAGAAATGCACAGTTTAACTCTTACATGTATTATGCAGGGCTTAGAGTTTCTGGAACAGCAAGATATACGCCAGGTACTCCATTTGGTACAACTGTAGAACCTAGTAGTGGTGCTGTTACATTCTTAGATACTAGTATGACCGTAGATGCAAACACTTGGATGATGTTTGGAACTACTGCCAATAACGGTGCAACTTTACCAGCTGGAATTTTTGATTATCTTATCGATTATGGAACTACACGATATGTATTTCCACGTCGTGCAAACAATGAATTGCGTACCGGAATAGGTTCTCCTACACATCGCCACGGTCATAGTGGACTTATGTATAGAGATAGTAGTCAAGATAAAATTAGTATTGTTGATAGCGGCACTAACTTTACATTCGGTACTGGCGATTTTAGTATGGAATTTTGGTGTTACAATAGAAATTTCAACGAATTTCAATATTTTACAACCACATATAATTATCTACTGTCTTTAAGATCTGGCTATACAGATACTCAATTTGCTATTAGACAGAACTATCAAGGTAAACTTGAAGTTTGGTATGCTGGTAGAATAATATTGCTCGACAATTACACATTACTTCGACACTTTGTATGGACACACATTTGTCTACAACGAGTCAATGGAATGCTAGCGTTCTATGTAAATGGTCGTAAGCGTAGCGAAGTTGTATTTACTGCAAGTCTTGCTGCTCCACAAAATAGTAGAATTGTCATAGGCAACGATCAATACTCAGGTACAGACTATAGCAGACGATTTAATGGCGCTTTCTGCGATTTTAGAGTATGTAAGACAACCGCAGCATACGGTTCTTATACTGCGTCTGGACCGGGAACTAGCTCATCTAATCCAGAATATTTTCAAGTACCTACAACATTTTTACCAGTTACATCTAGTACTGTTTGTTTATGGTCAGCCCAATATCCGACCTATAGAGACGCTAGTCCTGCTAATAATTATATAGATACAGGCGGACGAACTGATGGTAATTTCACCAGTGCTTGGAATCCATATATACAGTCTTGGAGTCCATACAGTGGCATTCCATTTGACTATAATGCACATGCATACGGGTCTACTAGCAGCGGTTCTGAATGGTATAGTACAGGTCCTGTACAAAATGACAGCGTATATCACGAACTTAGTTTTATAACTAGACTGAGCAGCGCATGGACTGCGGAAATGTGGATATGGTCTAGTATAAGTAATCCTGCTAGTCCGACAGAAACTATTCAAATCTTATATACAGCTACATCAGCAGGTCACGAAGGATTTAGGATTATCAGAGATCGTAGTAATGCTAGCAATAGTTGGAATGATGTTACATTTGAATTTTGGACTGCACATAACAGCGGTGTTCAAAGAATTTATACTACAGGATATGCGACTAGCTATTGGAAGAGTCATTGCTTCAATCATATAGCTGTAGTGTGGGATCCAACTAGGACTAATAAGATAGCCATGTTTATTAATGGATACAGAGTTGCTACTGCAACAACACTAACACCTGGGCAGAAGACTTGGCAGACGTATCGACTTGCCAGTGACAGCAGAACAGGCCCAGCCCGAATAAGCAATATAGCTAGATATAATAATGATTCTACAACATATACAATTCCTACCGCTTTTTGGGCTTATGATCAGTATAGTGTACAGTTAGTTAATCATCATTTTCCATTTGCCGATGCATGTCATAGATGGCCGCACTATAGTTATGGCTCTGCTGGCAGACCTAACTACAGAACCAAGCGATATGGTGCTAATTCTACTATGACATTTATGAATTATGATACTACTGTTCAGACCGACTACATAATATTCACAGCTCAAGAATATCAAGCATTCAGGCCAGATACACGATATCAAGATTTTACTGTCGAATGTTGGGTTAATCATATGGACACTACAGCAGGAGGTCGTGCTATTAATGCTTCCGTAGGTAATGTGCTTTGGCTCTATGCAAACAACATGGCAGCACAGATTAATCCCACAGGTTACTGGAGATTTAGGCAAGCTTCTGGTGGCGGTACAGGATTAGCTAGCACTAATACTCAAGGATATTTTGACTATAATCCTAGCACATATCTAGTCAGTACAGTTACTAGCAAAGCTATGGATTACATTTGTATGATGCGTAAAGGTGGTATATTCTACTGGTTTATTAATGGTATATATGTCAATGCATTTCCAACTACTAGAACTGGAACTTATCCAGGCGGACAAGGCCCAACTACTGAAAATGGAGATTTAGATTATGCTACTGCTGACTTTACAATAGGGGCAGATTATACACAATCTGTAGTTACTGGTTGGACCGGACATTTACACGATTTTAGATTTACAATGTTTCCGCGATATGAAACTAGAGCGGTACAGTTTGATCCTTATACCATTACACTAGTAAGTTCAGACACTTATATAATTTATTTTACTGGTGATCTAACAAGATTGCATCCAAATCAGCCTATTAGTTTTAGCGGCGGATTTGGTAGTGTAGGAGGCGGTACTACTTACTATATTAAAACACTAGATGGATATTCGATGACTGTATCCGCGTCTGTTGGTGCAGCAGCCATTGCAACTGGTAGTCAAGCTAACTTAACTTCTATAACTGGAACTACACAGTCAGTTAGCCTTGCAGTTATGACACACATTGGCACAGATAGACCTGCATTGCCAAGAACATTATTTCCAACTGCATAATTTTGATATGCTAGATTAGTTCTAGCATATCAAAAATCGTTTGAAGTTTTGTTTTGATAATCTTATTAGTAAAGCTATTTTTCAGTCCTTGATGTAATGGTTTAGGCACATGATTTAAACTAGCCCACGCCCAGCCCATGTGTTCGTCGCTAAGTATAGGAACAAATTCATCGGAAATAACGCAGAGATATGTGTGAAAGTGAAACACCCTGTCTCCACTAACAAATGTTTCTAAAGGAATAGTTTTAATAATTTTAGGAACTTGTCCAATTTCTTCTTGAACTTCTCGAAGTAACCCTTGCCAAGCAGTTTCTCCTTCGATGTTTGTGCCCCCAACTAAGCCCCAAGTTCCTTGATGTTTACCTGCAGACTTTTGCAGTAATAAAACTCGTTTAGTTGTTTTTGCATAAAATAATGCACCACTACAAACTATTCTATCTGTTACAGTTCCAGTTGCCATTGACCAGCCTTATATTCACCTTCGTAACTCTTGGACCAAGTTACACCATTCCAGATGTACTGTATCCCAGTGTATATATTAGTCTGATAGACAATCATGTCTGTAATCTGACTGCTGGCAAAAACTACATGCCATTCAGAACCAGTATATTCGATAATATCGTTTGCTAGGGCCACGAATCCATCCCAAGCAGAACCATTTGAAGGAATATCTTCTACAATTAAGAATCGATCACCCGCTTCTATATCAGTCATTCCATGCCCTGGATATACATTGTACGGATTAATGATAGCATCAAAATTTCCAGGACTTGATCTGTATTGTGTACCAGCGCCGTAATCTGGGTCTGGATACATTAGGCCATTACTGTCGATTAGTGTATCACTGGGCAAGGTTGTCAAATCCCAAGCAATTTGTAACACAGTATTATCTGTAGGATTAACTGCTACAGTTCCGACTATATAACTACCACTAGGTTGTAATAGATATATTGTACTAGAACCTGCAATATATTTTCCAGGATAACGATTGAGCACAGTGTCCCAGTTTATACTAGGTCCTAATTTTACTGTAGGTTCTAGACTAGGTTCCTGTGGAATAGTATTTTCGCTTGGAGCCATTAGCAATGCCTGGTTGTTAAAGACCTGTATCTGATAATCTGTTATTGTAACGACTTGTCTGTCTAGCAGATCACTAAAAGTGGTACCAGGACTAGTTAACGGCTGACCTAAACCTTCTATGTAAGTATTATTATCTGTTTCTGCATGGCTATAAATGCTGGTAATAATTTTTGTAATAACACCTAAGTGCTTAACCTTAACTGGAGGACTAATAAAGATAGGTGCAGTTAATGTTAATGAAGCAATATCTATAGGACTATCAGTGCCAACAGGAACACTTCTGCTGGACCAATTAGTTTGTGTAAGATTGAGTACACTTAAACTAGTCCAATCAACATAGTTATCGGTTGTTTGTATCTCTAAACTAGGATTAAACAACACTAATATCTGCTCCAATATCTGTAATTTCTGTTCAGTACTTGTAGACCAAATATCTACCTTCATTGTTAATTTAAAGGGAGTAGGCATTAAGCGTTCAACGGTATAATTACGACCTTGACCGTGCGTATATGTAGAACTTGCTGGGTCTACATCGCGTTCTCTAATATGCATTTTTCCTACAAATGTTTGATCAGCCAGTCTATTTGTATCTAATTCTAATCCAGTTATGTAAACTGCTATTCTTGGAGCACTAGGCAGCGTCGAAGCACTGTTCTGCGTCATAATACTGGCTACCTGACGATCTGGATCACCGTATAACACTGGCACACGATG